CTTCTTGAACACAAACCCATAAAACATGGGGGTTCCGTCAACCGTCAGCTTCACCGGATCACCTTCTTGGAAGTTTAGTCCGGCGCACTTAACAACGGTAAATTCCAGCTTTCCGGGGGTTCCTTTGCGCTCCAAGGTCAGCTTGGCCCCTTCTTCAACAACCGGATATTGAATTGTACTGCCGTGTTGAATGAACAGTTCAACGGCCAAACAGAATCACCCCTTTCAGGAAGGCAAAGTAAGAACCTGATTAGGATAAATCAAATTAGGGTTCTTGATTTTATCCTTGTTCAGATTATAAATTTCAGTGTACCGGGAACCGTCCCCAAGATATTTCTTGGCAATATTCCAAAGACAATCCCCTGATTTCACGGTATAGGTGGTAGTTTTGGGAGCGGTGGCGGTAGGCCGGGGGGCTTCTTGAACCGTTGCCTTGGGCGGCTCTGCGGGGGTAGCCGGTTGTTTGATGGTTACGGTCTTGGTTCCATAGGCTTTGTATTGCTTCAGGTTCACTTTCACCTTCACATCAAATCCGGCCCCGGCATCATCCGTGATTTCATAGTTTTCCATTCCAACAGTCAGGTTGGTATAGAAGAACATCCCGCCATTGGGCCTTTGCCGGTTCAAAATCCATTGGAACGGCTCTTTGCTGGTTTTCAACCTCTCAAACAAAGAAAGGTAATAGCTTGCGGATTGCGCCCCGCCATTGGTAAAAGGATAGGAAACTTGGGGAAGCAACAGTTCAAAAGACACATCAGACAGGCCAGCGGCTTTCAAAATGTTGATTTCTTCCCCATTGATCAGGGTCATGGTTTTGTTTTGATTATTGATCTTCACAGTTACTTTGGAAGGGGTGATGGGCATAAGCACACCACCCAAATACATTTTGTATGCCATTACTCATGCACCCCTTCTTCAGACACATCCAGCTTTTCAGCAAAATCATTGGCCCAAGCGTCCATGATCCCATCCAGATCAGCATCTTTGGAAATGTGGTTCTCATTGTGCTGTTCAACATGAATTTCAGCAGTAGTGAACTTGTTGATTGCTTCCCGTTCCGCAATATCACGCAGATAGGACAAATCTTCTTCAGTAATGTCAAGGGCATCAGCGGTAGCCGCTGTGTTGTTGGCAATATCACCGGTATTTCCATAGATACCATCAAGATCATTGCCAAGGTTAAATGCTTCAATACTGCCCAAATTAAAGACCCCAGAAATCTTATCAGCGATTCCTTCACCGAATTTGTAACCAGCGGAAGCGGCATCAGAATAATCAATAAAATCCATCTTCTGAACATATTCAATCCAACCAGCTTCATCCTTAACTTCCTGCTGGGCCTGTTCCAAACCGGCATAGAAATTATCAAGGCCGCTGGTAATGTCCACGGTTACGCCGGGGATTTTATTAATCAGAGTTTCAATGGCACTTGCAAGGTTTCTGATATAGCCAATCACGGTCAAGCACATATCATAGAAAAGCACCTTTACAGCAGCAACCGGGTTATTGAACACATTCCCAAAGAAGTTGGCAAGCATAGCAAAGCCATTCTGAAGGGGAACAATGAAGGTGTTGATCAAATGCGCTCCCAACACCGCAAAGGCCCCACCAATGATCCCGGTTGCAGATACAACTATGGTCGGCCAGCATAACCACCCAAACAATGGGGTTGGCAAGTAAAGCAGAATTGAATGTGAACACCGCCGCAGAAGCCGCCGCCGTGTTGCCGGTCAGAATTCCAAAGCCAATGGAAAGGAAATTCACCACACCATGATAAATAGCCGTTGCCGCCGCCGCAATCTGTGTCCAATGGGCGGCAACCTGAAATACCAGAAAAGCCGCCCCAAGGCCAAGAACAGCGGGGCCGATGATGGAAATGTTATTGGCAATCCAGTTGATCCCGTTCAACAGGGGCTGAAGCACCTGAAGGGCGATATTAGAAGCCATAGTGAAAACTTGGCCCCAAGTCATGGGCATAGAAGAAAATTGCTTGTCCACCACTTCAGACGCTTCCAACAGGGCGTTTTTCACGATCCCGGCTGTAATCTGTCCTTCAGCGGCCATTGTGCGGATTTTTCCAACAGGAACATCTAAATAATCAGCGATAGATTGAACCACAGGTTGGGCATTCTCAAAAATGCTGTTCAATTCTTCACCACGGAGAACCCCGGAAGCCATTGCCTGTGTAAGCTGAAGCATTGCGGCTTCCATCTGCTGTGCTCCGGCTCCAGCAATGACAAACTGCTTGTTCAGGGTTTCCGTGAACCGGATCAGTTCATCATTGCTGTTGAACGCATCAGCGGCCACCAAGCCCATTTGGGAAATGGCCTTGGCGGTAGTTAGATAAGAAGCCCTTGATCGCTGGGCAGAAGCCATGATCTTCTTTTCCAGTTCTCCCACGGAACCGCCATCATCCACAAGCAAGTTCAATCGTGCCTTGGTGCTTGCCATATCGTCAGAAAGGTCAACCAGTTTCTTAATTGCGGTCAAGCCGCCAACGGCAACGGCAATATTTTTGATCTGCTTCAGCAATCCACCGGCATTGTCGGAACCTTCCTGAATACGGTCATTAAGGCGATTCTGGGCGGTATCGGCTTGCCTGATCTGCTGTTCCATCTGGTCAAACCCAACCGTGGCTTCAGCAATATCTTCCCGCACCTGCTGGAGAACGGAAGAATCAAACCCATGCTCAAAAGTGCCTTGGGCCGCTTCCATAGCGTTAATGAGGGTATTCATTCCCCGGCTCATTGCCTGAAGGGGGCGGCTCATTCGGTCGTAAATTTGAATTGCCGCTCTAATGGTTGCCATGATTTTTCACCACCTTTCGGCGCTCCAATTCCGCTAATAAGCAGTAACGATAAATGACCTGAAGCGGCTGATTTGAGTGGGAACGGCACAATGAATCAAGTTCCTTTTCAATCTGCCGGGTTTTCAGCTTCATCACCGATTCTGCGCCCTTCTTCATAATATCAAAGTAACGGTAATCCTTGTTCAGAATCATGATCCCGTCCGGGCCAAACTGTCCCGGCACCTGTTCCAGCGGGATAGAGGGATCAGGCTTATAGCTGATCTGCGGAATGAAGGGAATCAGAGAAAACCGAACCGCCCACAAATATTTGTTGATAATTTCAATGTGGGGATTTTCATGCTTCAGCATATTTTTCACCGTCCTTTCTTTTTCGCTCGCCCATAAAACACAGCCGGTTCACGATTTACGGAAATCAAAGTAATTCCGGAGTCTAAAAGTAAATGTGCAAGGGCCGTTTGGGTCATACTTTGTGTAATCTTCCCAGCCCCACCTTCAGGAAGAACCATAGAATATTCCACTTTGTGTTTTGGTTGGCATGAAGATCGTGTCATAAGCTTTCACCGCCTTTTTGTGATTTTGTCAACTTCCCTTAATAGGGCTTCTGCCTGTTCAATCGTTTTCTCTAGCTTTTTAAGGCCGATAGGAACAGTACCAGTTTCCTTTTTCATACGGGCTGAAGATACTTGAACAAAGGTGGATATACCACGAATTTCTTTTGCTGAATTTTTTTGGTACTGTTCTTGTTCAATGTGTTTCAGTGCCAAATACTCTGTTGCTGAAGTGCCTGTATTTTTGAAGTGTCCCAGTCCCCAATAATAGGCTTTGGCGCACCCATACCCATAAACATCAGCGGCTTCTTTCAATTTTCTGTTACGGCGTAGGCTGGAAATTGCTCGGTGCTTAATTTGCCGAACCCGTTCTATACTGACTTCCAGACGATCCGAAATGCTTTGGAGTGTTTCGCCGTTCTTGTAATAACCATGAACAACTTCAGAAGCATTTCCACCAAGATCAGAAACAGCCTCCCAGATAACGGTTTTAGCCTGTTCATCTGCTAAAGTGTCACAAACGGTTTCTTCAAGGTTGAAATCATCGGCAACAACATCAGCAAGAGTAAAATCTTCTGTTCCGGGAACAATGCCATCCAAGCTGATAGTTTCGGTGCTGATCATGTATTTCCGAAGTTCTTTCAGCCGTTGCTTTTTGATCCCAAGATGGTAACAGTATTCTTCATCTGTTGGTTCATCCCCAACCACAGCTTGAAAATCAGACCGGAATTTTTGATACCGGGAAATCTGCTCTAAAACATGAATGGGCATCCGTTTCAGATTGCCGTTGTTTTGGCAATATCTTTGAAGTGATTGCCTGATCCAATTTTCAGCATAGGTGAGGAACTTATATCCCAAACTTGCATCGTATTTAGAAACGGCTCTTTCCAACCCAAAATAGGCTTCCTGCATCAAATCTTCCAAATCAGAAGAATTGGAAAACGGCAAAGCAATTCCGGTAATAAAACGCCGGTTTTGCTGGTATAGCATGGTCATATTCTCCGAAACATGATCCCCAGCTTGGATCAGGGCCACAAGTTCTTCATTGGTCATGGTTCACCTTCTTCCCAAATGAGATAATCCCCTGAAGGCTTATAACCTTGATATTGGCCTTCAGGGGATAAATTTGACCAATTACTGAAGATTGGAACCAACAAACGCAACCAAAGATTGGTTGGGATCAATACCCATATCATACAACCGGCCCTTAATGCTGATCCGCTGGGCCATAACTTCATCCCAGTTGCGATAACCGAAATGCTGGAAGTTGTCCGGGTTTAACTCCAGCAGGTGGTTCTGCATAGATAGCAAACCGAAAGCGCCATAGAATCTGCGTGCTTCAATCACAGTGTCAATATGTTCTTGGGCCATCTGCATTGCCGGGGCCAACTGAATCATAAGCTGTTCCTGTTCCAGCTTTACGGATCGGGTAATGCCCTGTGTGGCCCGGTGAATGGCTTCCATGAACTGATCAGGGTGGGGAGTTCCGCTTTCTACCGTTCCAATCCCCATTTCCTTACCGGCGAAAACATACACCTTGGCCAGAACGGTTTCATTCTTCAGGTGAAAATCCCGCTCCGCAATGAAATTGCGTTCTTTCTGGGGATCATCGGAATCCTTATATTCCTGAATCATGGCGTTAACTTCAGCCCGTTCATCAGCGGTCAGGCGGGGCATAGCGGCTACATATTCCTGATTGGCTTCTTTCTGGGCCACATCCAATTTCTGCTGAATCTCGGCATGAACCGCTTCAATCAAGGCCCGATACTGATCCTGAATTTCCTTCTTCTTTGCGGCGTACACTTCAGCGCCGACATAAAGCCGATTTCCACCAATGGTGACATACTCGGCATCAGCAATGGCTTGAACCATTTCCTTTTCAAACTGGTCAATCTTCTGAAGCTGGGCTTTCACATAAGCCATAAGGGTATCAAAGTTGGTCATTGTCTATCTTCCTTTCTATTTCCCAATGAAGTTAAGTGCTTGATTTTCAAGGGGTCGAATGCTCTTTCGTTACTATTACGCTACTTTCAGACATAACAGGTTTTCACAGGTTTTTGGGGCCGGGTGTATGGTATGAATTGTTTAATCTTCAAGTTGATCATCACCGGTGATCACAACCGGAAGCAGACCTTCAAAATTCACTTTATCTTTGAACAGGCCATAGCGTTTACCCAACAATTCCGCCGCTCTAATCCGATCTTTAGCGGAAACCTGTTTCGTTGTAATTTGCTGAACCCCGTTCCCAACAAGGATCAAAATTTCTTCCGTGGTTTCACTACGCATCACGGCTGTCAAATGTTCCATGATTTCCTGAACAGTAGCAATATTAGAAGCCGCCATATCATCCAAAAGCGATGTAATAGCATTCTTGATTTCAGGTTTCTTCAGGTTTTCCTCACCGATTGAACCCGCTGTATTGGGGGAATACCCTGCCCGAATTGCCGCTTGGGTTGCATTCAGGTCAACAAGGTATTCTTCAACAAACCTTTTTTGCTTTCTCGTCATGTACTCACCGCCTTTCCCGCTGTTATAATTATACCATTCCTACCCATGCAAATCACTATATATAGTATATTTTGTGACATTTTTGGCCCAAATAAATACTATATATTGTGATTTTAGTTCAGGAATGTTCAACAAAACTGAAAGCCGCCCAACCATTGAAAGGTCAGGCGGCTTTACTTACTTTCCATTGATGATCCTGCTTAATTGTCGGCTGGTCAGATGTTCCTTTTCCTGCAAAATGATTTTGTTGATACCCCCTAAAAACTCATTTCTGATCCTCTGATTTCGGCGGGTTATCGTTTCAGCGCCTTCAATAGAAGGCAACCGGAACCGTTCTTCAGGGTATTTACTGATCAAAATGGTGTATTGTTCATCTCCCAGCATGAACCGAAGATCATCCAAAAATTCTGTGTTTCTGCTTGGCATCCGATCACCCCTGCAACTTTCTGATTGTCTGATTGACCACGCTACTTGGATCATCAGCAATGGTAAACGGGCCAAGATCGTCACACAAGCCCATCTGTTTCATCACACGGTTTCCGATCATAGCCATGCAGACTTTACAGAAATCGTCAGGCCGTTCTAACCACTTGGCACGGCCAAAGAAGAACACCTTCTCTTCTCCGTCAGCAGTTACACCAACACTGATTTCATCAGCATCCAAACAATCTTCACCCTGAATGATCCATTCCACCCGGTCAATGTGCTTCACACCATCCAGCCAATCCAGAAATTCTTCACCGGTCATTGCCAGCCATCCTTTCCGCCCTAAAGTGTCCCGGTTGTCCCGTGAAAAAGAAACTATAACCGGCATCAGCAATCACCCGCCTTCTGCCCCTGATGGAAGCCAATCTTGAACGCCCAAGAAATCATCCTGAACACATCCCCATGGGCTTCACGGTACAGGGTTTCCAGATCACTTGCCCGAAGTTCGTACTTCTCAGGAACCTTGGTGGCCTTGGCGGTTTCAATCAGATTTTTCATTATGTATTCCGTCCTTTCTTTGACTGCCGGGCGGATCATGTGTTATACTATCCACAAGCCGCCCTTTGGGTGGTTGGTTTTGGCTCCCTTGTGTCAGGTTGTGGAAGGCGTGACGCAAGGGGGCTTTTCTCATTGCTGGGACTTGTCCATATCATCCAGCCACATTTCCACTTCTTCAAGGGTCATGGAGCCGGGGGCGGCAAGGGCGTTGGTTCTGGGGTCTACCAACACATAGCCGCCTTTCCCATCCTTATGGATCATCAGATCATGGGCCTTGGCTCTGGTTTTCAGTTGGTTAAGTGTCATTTTAATTTTCCTCCTTCATGTTGGGTTTTGATTCAAATTTCTTCAAAATTTGATAGTTTTTAGCTTGTGCGAAACAATGGGGGCATCTGGGGCATTCATAATGGCCTTTGTCGTTTCCGTGAATATGGATTTGCTGACAATAAGGGCAAACGATATAAACATGAAATGAATCAATCGCTATTGGGTATATGTTCCAATATCCGTCTGAATCTATAAAAGAACGATGATCCACGGCATGGGTTTTGCGCTTTCTATCTGCCGGTAGCAATTCCAGCCGATCCAAGGGAAACAACAGCTTCACTGGGTCTTGACCTTTACCCCATTTTTTTACATATTGCCTGAATTCTCCTATGGTCAACTTTTATCCTCTCCTTTCAGCGTGTGCGCCTGTGCATCTAAAAGTAGTATTTTATATACTTCTCTACTATCAAAAAATTTTTT